CGACATCTAGCGGCGGGCCAATCAACTACCTCGATGGCGACCGGTACCAAGACGTCATGACCGACGCCGTGCTTACTAGGCGCCGCTAGACCTTACCTCGCATCCGGCACTTGCCGCACTACTACATCAATCGTCTGGCCCGCTGTTCCGTATCCCTTGTTGCGCAGGATGGTCTTAGCTGTCTCGCACTCGGCCAGGTGATGGGCAAGGCTGTCAAGCTGTGCGGTGTCGGTGTTGTTCGCGGCGTTGACTATCAACTCGCGCCATTGTCTGGTGTTCATGCTGTGGTAGTGCCGGGAGTGTGGCGCTTGGCCTGCTTCAGGTCGTACTGCAGCATGCAGAGGTCGAAGCAGATCATCTCCCATACCATGCGCTGGGCTGGTGTCATATGCCGGGCTTCCTGTCGCACTTCATCGCGCAACCTCGATCTTAACGCCGCGCGTCACCCACTTGGCAATCTGGTCAGCACTCTGCTCGCGCCCGGTCAGGTGATACCAGGTCACCATCGCATAGCAATATGGCTTGACCCACCATGCCAACTTGACCTGCATCGTGATAGAGTCAACCTTCATGCGCCGCCTATGCCGTCACTACCAACCGGGCAAACCTTGCTGATGATGCGCTTGGGCCACATACAAACCTCTTGTAAAGAACCACCCGCATGTAAGCGAGCGGCGAACCGGCGCACTTGTGGTGCGGCAGATGGGGAGAATGAAGTTGATGGCCGGTACTGACTTCCGACTTCTGCGTGGTCCGCACTTTGCAGGTACGTTGATCTGAGTAGCATGTCCCATGGAATCAACCAAGGGCTCAGCGGCCACTCTCCCGCAGTGCTTTAGGAGCAGCCCGCCTGCACGGGTCTCCTATCGTTAGCGCATCAGCCTGCGCATTCACCAACACGGCTGATGACTGGTGCGCTCCGCCGGGCACTCCCAGCAGCCAATCATCATGCGTGTTGAGCCTCGTTTCGAGAGGCGGTCTTCCAACGTGCTATCTTGTCATTTCTACACAACAATTAAAGAATGGGGTTTCCATGGCAAAGATTACGGATGTAACTTTTAACTTCGAACTCAAATCCGGAAGCGCGGTGATCGCACGCGATCTGACGTTCGAGAACGGTGACAAGATCGCATTTACAGTATCCGTTCCGGATGCTGCTCAAAAGACGATTTCAACACTTCACAAAGAATCTGCCGAACTGGTAATCAGTCTTCTTCAGGAATGGATTAAACCGGCGCCGAAAACGATTTAATTAATTGGGAAGCCGAGCTCGTCGTACTTGGCTTCAGGCTGCGTTCGCACCACGCTTGCTCCACACAAAGGCGTGAACGTGGTCAGCACCGGGTCGCCCGCGCCGATAGCGCGCAAGGCGGCAGAAACTTCTTGCGCCGCGATCTTGACTCGCTCAAGGCCGGCGATTGCGGCCTCGATACCATCAATCTTGACCGCGATTTGCAGGGTGCTTGCCGGCTTCTCTTGTTCGATGATCATGTCTTGCTTTCGTGGTGCTACGTTATTCTTCAACCATCAGTCTCGGCCCTCCCGGGTCTGCTTCGTAGGTCGAAGCAAGTCCCAGCCCAACTCTGTCCTGATCGTCTTCGGATCGGGCGGCGGGGCTTTCTTTCGCTCAGGCGCGCGCATCCAATCCCTTATCTGCTGGGGCGTGGGATGCGTTACCGGAGTCATTACATTCTCGAAACAAGCCAAGCGGCTTTGAGCGATGCCCAGCGGCCGTAGATGGCGCGCCAGCCGAGATACGAACGCACGAAGCGGCACGGCCAAGGGCGGCGCTTGGTGTAGATGACATTCGACATACGGGCCTCGCGAAGTGGCGCGACAAATGCTATTTTTGCATCACTGAGGAAATTGCCTGTTAATATTATTACCCCATCGACACAAGGAGGTTCTAATGGCAGCTTTCAATAACAGCGGTGCTTATACTCACGCGATTGCAGTGGTATCCGCAGGACTGCAGTCCGGCGCTTTGAAGCTAAACGGCCCAGGGATGGGTGACTCGGCCGCAGAGAAGGATGCGAAGTACCTCAACGATCTAATCAATTCGCTTGCGAAAAATCTGCAGGCCAGCTAATGCAAAAAGCCCGCGACCTTCCGGGGCGGGCTTCACGTATCACTTATCTCGTACAGATGAGCAAGCGTAGCACAATATAACGCGAAGCCTAAAGGCGGTCAAGCAACTTTCCGCGAAATTTCGCGCAGCGCTTCGGCTCGATCTTGCGCCTCGATTTCCAGGTCGTGCAGCCCATCCATCACCGCAACGTGCAGAGCGTGCAGCCGGTTGTAGACCGTGACCTCACTGCATCGCAATTCGCTCGCTATGCGCTTCACCGTCATGCTTCCGGCCAGGTAGAACCATTGCGCCACTTCGAATTGCTGCGGCGAGTTTGCACGGATGCGCACAATGACAACCTCGATTTCTTCTTGTGCGGCCGTCTCGGTTATCGGACCAGCGCCAGCGCCACCGTGAATTTGAACCAGAGCGCAATAGTTCGATTTCGACGGGTAGCCAAGACCACCATCGTCGCGGCGTTTGCACCAGACGGACCAATCGATCAAGCGCCTGTGGATGTATTCGATCATATTTTCCTCGGATAAGAGTCCGTTATGTTGTTGAAACTGCAGGCCCATCGTTCCACGGTTCTCCGGAACGGAAAAACCAATTTGCTACTTTCCAAAGCCGCGGCGCATTGGCTTCTCTTCCTGTGCTGGTGGGCGCCATGGGTTCGGCAGATCGTTGAATCGCGTAATGCTGCCGGTGTAGCCGAGCGCGATAGTTCCGGGCTCGCCCTGGCGCTGCTTCACCGATTGAACCTCGCAGATGCCCCTGTCTCTCGTGTCTGGGTTGTAAATCTCGTCGCGATACAAAAACAAGATGTTTGCGGCATCCTGCTCGATCGCCCCCGACACCGCCAGGTCGGCCATGATCGGGCGCTTGTTCGGACGTTTCTCGCACTCGCGATTGAGTTGACATAGCAGCACGACCGCGCAGTCGAGTTCCTTGGATAGCGCCACCATTGCGCGCGTGTGCTCGCCGACCGCCTCATAGCTCTTGTCCGATCGGCCGCCTGTGATGAAGCTCAGTTGGTCGACCACGATCAGGTCGAGCCCCGCCTTGCGCTTGACCGCCCTCGCCTTCGCGCGGATCTCCAGCATGTTCAGGCCAGTCTTGTCGTCGATGAAAAAATTCAGCTTTTGCGAGTTGATAAACGCCGCGGTCATTGTCTCCCAATAGACCGAGCTATCTTCGGAAGGCTTGCGCAGCCACTTGATCGGGATGGCGCCCAGGGCCGCTACGTTCCGGTCGCTCACCTGGTCGCGCGACATTTCCATGCTCAGGAACAGGGATGTGCCCCAAGCAGAGACATTGCGCGCCAAGCCAAGGCCGGCGGCCGTCTTGCCCATTCCTGGTCGCGCCGCGATTACGGTAAGTGTGCCGCGCTCAAGCCCACCATCGAGCATGTCGTCAAGGTCGCGATGCCCGGTGCTGATGGGCTTGATTGCCCCGCTCATCCGCTGCTGCAGCACCTCGGAGTAGTCGCCCAACATCGAATCCAGACGCATCGGTTCCCCTGACGTCTTCTTCTGCGCCAGGGATTCGAGCTTGGAAGCCATCAGATCAACGCAGGAGGCTGCGGGCTGATGCGATGCTGCCAGTTCCCGCATTTCGATCGATAACGCCACCAGCGCCCGCTTATCGGCCTTGTCGCCGACAATTGCGGCGTGGTGCGCGATGTTGGCGGCGCTGACCGACGATTGACGCAAGGTTGATAGGTACTTGAGGCAGTCGTCGACAGATCCGTCCAGCTTCTCGAACACGGTCAAGGCATCAGCACGGCGGCCGGCGACGACCTGGCGCTTGATCTCATCGAAAATGAGCCGATGATCAAGCCGGTAGAACTGGCTGGCATCGAGGTCGGGGGCGCGGTCAAGCGCATCGTTGTCGGCCAGCAGCGCTCCCAGGACGGCCTGCTCGGCGCGGATTGAGACGGTATGGTCTTCGTGTTCGGTCATGGTGCATCCCGGTGATATTTATTTTCCAACGTCTTCGCAAAACCGCTGGGCGAGAAAATGAAATCGATGTCGGCAACAAAAGCCGGCTTGCCGGGCATGGGCGGGGACAGTCCCGTTAGGAACTTGGATTCCGAGCAGATCCCGAAGAACTCCCGCCAAGCGGCGAGGCCGGCCGACTTGGTCGTGTAGCCAAACGGCGCGCAATCCAACTTCGATGCTTCGATCCATCGCGCCTTGATTGCGCTGCGCCGTGCATCGCTCAACACCTTGACTCGGGGATTGTTTGGCATCAGCTCGTGATACGCGTCGACCAATGCTCCGGCCGGGCATTGCCGAACGTCGTCGGCAGACGACGATGCAGTTGATGTATCTGGTTTATGGTTATTGGTTATTGGTTCTTGGTTAGTTTGTGATCGGGTTTCGTTAGCTACCCCGGTCGGTAGCGGATCGGAACCTGTAGCTAACCCGCTGGGTTTCTCTTCGGATGCGACGGCTTTCTTTGGCCTGCCGCCAAGCTTCCCGTTGGTTTGTGCAGTGGTCGCCTTCTTGTGATATTCGGCGATCACACGTTCGCAAGTGTCCTGGCGGTAGCCGTCGTCGGTCTTAATGAATTTGAAGCGCAGCAGGCGTTCTACAATGCGCCGCTCGTCCTCTGACTCGGCGCCGATCAGGTCGCAAAGCACGTCCAAGTCGAGCGCGAGCGGCTGTTCCGAGTCGTAGTAGACATCCAGCATGTCGCGGTAGATCCAGCGAGCCTGCCGGGACATGTTGACCGTCCCAGACCGGAAATCGCCAATGTGGAAAGGAAAGTAGTTCATAAGGCTACCCCTCTTGAACCTGGTCGACCGTGTACAACTGGCGATACCGATCAGGACTCGCGAACAGCGAGCATGAATCACCTTCGACATCGGGCGCGGTCCACTGCTGACCAACTGCGACCGGCGCCAGATGACGCGCGCAGCCCGCGCAAGCTGCGATGCCGCCCCCCATGCACTTGTGCAGATCAGCGCGCGGGTGCAGGGTTGGGGTATCGTTGCCGTTCAACGCTTCGACCAGGAACGCGGTGACATGTACCGGGCCGCCAGCGCCAGCAGCGGTGTCGATGACCGCCCGCGGCGGCGTGACCGCGCTCATGCCGCACCTGCTTGCTGGATGATGTGAGCACGCTTCAGAGCGGCGCCGTCAAAGCGGTACATGGCAAGCACGCCGTTGAGGTTGCGAAGTGTGATCGTCGTGACCCCGTTTATTTCCTTCACTTCGCTGGCGTCGCTTGGCTGATCGACGCCGCCGGCCTTCAAGTACGCAATTCGGGCGCGCTCGATGAGGTTCGAGTCGGATTGATGCTGGGCCGCGGCGATCATGCTGCGCCACCGCTTGCTGCCGCTGCAGCCATTGCCGACCGCGCGTCCGAGACCACTGCTTGGCGCGCTTTCATGCGGATAGGATCGGCAAACGAGAATCCTGCAACCTGCAGGGCGCCGGCTGCTGCCTTTCTCTGCTTCGTGGACATCTGCGCCATCAAGACTTGGATGACGATTTCCGCCTTGCCAACTTCACCAAGCAGCGGCGCCACTTGCTCAATTTGCTCGATGATCACCGGGTCGTCTTTTCCGGCATCGTACCCGGACAACCAGGCCAGCAGTTCATCGGGCGTGCAATCTGGAGAAATAATGTCGCCATCTTTGTAAGCATTGAACGCCTTTGCGCAACCGACGATTGTGATGCCGAGTTTTGCGGCAAGCTTGTTGGTCACAGGGTCGATCTTTTGAAAGTCGGCACTGTCCAGGGTCCTGACATTGGTTGGGCTGGTCATATTTTCCTCGGTCGACGGATGGGAATTCAAAGCGGAAGCGCGCACGGCTCCCGCAACCGGCGTGCCGGCTGTTGTCGTAGTTTCCATGGGATGCTCCTTACGCGGACTGGCGCGCGGCCGTCAGGCTGACGACCAGGGCCTTAATTTCGTCCTGGGTCTTCCCGGCGATACGCGCGGAGAGGATGGCGTCGATCTCCCGCGCCGGCCAACCAACAGCTCTTGGGCCCAGTTGGATTGCGCGCGTGATCAGTCCTTGCGAAACATGTAGGTGAATTGTTGAGTCGGCGATACTGAGAATCGCTTTGAGGGCCGGCTTGCGGTAAATTTGAGTGCTACTTGCGTTCATTTCCATGCCTTAATAAAAAGGCAAAAGCTTCCAAGTGACAGTTTCTGGCCTCCGTTCGATACACAAAACGTTTACCAATTGGTAAATCACTGCCATACTAACGGCGTCCCTTGACCAGGACTGCAACACCGTTTTTGGTTGCTTCTGCGACTATTGACGTTTGGGAGGGCCTTTCAATGTTCTCTAGACAGAGATTGGCCCGACCCCGTTCTCACTTCGCACTGGGCGTTCGTCTAGTGCTTTATCTTCACCAGCGTCCAATGAAGATTATTGTACGCCACGCATCCGTTGTTGCGTATCCATATTGCGCCACCGGTCAGCTATTTGCAGGTGTTGACGCATAGATTTTTACGAGATCATCCCTGCTTTTCGCCTTACCGCGCCTCTTGTAAGCATTGCTTGGCGGGCGCTATTCTGCCTCGCTTTCTGCCTCGAAAATTTCTTCGCCGCCCCCATGAAAATGGCCGGATTAAGTCTCGCACTAGCCAAGTCGCCTGCGTCTATGTTAAAGAAGATGTTGGCCATCAGCGGCGTAGGATGAGGAAGTCGGAGATGGTGACGCCTCGACTTCCTCGATGTAGCGCGTTGGAGTATGCATTCCCCGTCGAGCGTCCCACCTCTTTTGCACTTCTGGTTGAGGTCAGCAGTAATCTCGTCGTTCTAATCGATCTAGCGCTCGCTCTCGCCGTCGACGGC